TCATCCGCCGCGCTGCAAAGGAGGAATAATGCATTACGTCCAAGTAGAGGGTGACACCTTCATCCGGCACATCAATGGCTTTGAGCCTACACAGTGGGACGCAGACAACTACTGCTACGCCATGCGGCTGAGTGACGAGCAGGTGGCGCATTACGGCGTCCACAAGAAGCAAATAGTAACGCCACCTTATTTCGACCCTGCCACACAGACGCGCGCAGAAGGCCCCGCGCTGTTGGTCGATGGCGTCTGGAAACAGAGTTATGTGGTGACGGAACTTGACCCAGAAGCGGTAGAGGCGGCGGCGGCTGTGCAGTGGGCTGTTGTCCGCGCAGAGCGCAACGGCAAGTTATCGGCAAGCGATTGGACACAGGTTGCCGATACGCCAGCGGATGCGGAAGTTTGGGCAACCTACCGTCAAGCACTGCGCGACATTACCGATCAAACCGACCCATTCAATATTACATGGCCGCAGCTAGCAGGCACGGGAGAATAATATGGCCGCGTTAGCTTTCCCTATGCTCTGCCCTATCGATGGCGGGTGTTATATTTGGGGCGCACCAACTCTGGCGTGGGTTGAGCATCCTAAAGGGGGTATATAATGAACTGCGCGGATTTTGTAGGCACATTGTTTCTGGCGCGTGATGTGGCCCATAGCACGCACCTGAACACGCGTTCGTTTGCCAAGCACAAAGCCTTGCAGAAGTTTTACATCGGCATCATTGGTCTGGCGGACGATTTTGCCGAAGCCTATCAAGGCAAATATGGCCTAATTGGGCCTATTTCACTTATGTCGGCTAAAAAAACTAACAACATTGTCGAGTTTCTACAGGGCCAAGTGGACGAACTGATGGAAATGCGGTATAAAGTCGTTGATAAGGATTGCACCCCAATCCAAAACATTATCGACGAGATTTTTGGCCTATACTACAGCACTCTGTATAAACTTAAATTTCTTGCATAAGGACGCGACATATGGAAATTCTACGCCCTCTTAATGACCCCGCTTTTGCTACCCAAAGCGTATCTTATACTGGCACCGCGGGTTCTGTAACTGGTTGGAACGCAGGGCCGCAAGGTGTGTTGGTCTGGTGTACGTCGGCTGCTTACATCCGCGTTGGTGACAGCGCCACAGCTACAACGGCTGACACACCGCTCCCCGCCAACACGCCAATGCATATTTACATACCCCAATCCGGCGATGCGGGAGGTAGCGGCGGCGTATGGCGCGTCAGCGCGATCCAGATCAGCACCGGCGGCACTGTGTACGCAAAGCCGATTAACATCCGATGAGTTTTGGCGCCCCCGTTCGCAAGGCTCATAACCCTATTATTAAGTTTACATCTTCGGGTGACTACACCGCGTAATCCATTTTGCGGCCAGTTGCCTATACCATATTGTCAAGAGACAAAATTTACTGTAGCTTGGCGTTTAACCGTACTGATGCGGATCATCAGGAACTCTTTAAGGGTTAAACATGGACGATACAGTCTTTAACGAAGCGGATGCCTCCGCGCCAGAACTCGAAGCCACGGCAGCAATCGAGCCTGTAGAAAACACGACGCCGGAAGAGCAGTCTACTGAACAGGAAGCCGCTAAGACTTTTTCACAAGAAGACTTAGACGCCATTGTCGGTAAGCGACTCGCAAGAGAGCAACGCAAATGGGAACGCGAACAGGCTCAAAGAGCAGAGGAAGTCCAAGCACGGCAGCAGCCGATCTACGACATAGCTCCTGAGCAATTTGAGACTTATGAGGATTACGCAGAGGTTTTGGCCGAACGTAAAGCCGAAGAACTGCTGGATCGCCGTGATAGGGCGCGCCAGCAACGCGAAATGCTAGAGTCTTATCACGACCGTGAAGAAACGGTGCGGGACAAATATGACGACTTTGAACAAGTCGCCTATAACCCAAACCTTTCAGTCACTGACGCGATGGCGATGGCAATACAAGCGTCCGATATTGGTCCTGATGTGCTTTATCACTTAGGGGTCAATCCAAAGGATGCCCAGCGTATTTCGCGTATGGACCCCATTTTGCAAGCTAGGGAAATTGGTATGATTGAGGCGAGGCTTTCAGCCGAGCCTACATTCAAGAAGACATCCAACGCCCCCGCACCGATTGCCCCTGTCACAGCCCGCACCGCTGGTGCGCCAACATTTGATACGACGGACGCAAGGTCAGTAAAGTCCATGAGTACGTCGGAATGGATTGAGGCAGAACGGATGAGACAGATCAAGAAGTACGAGGCACAACGCAACCGTTAATTTAAGGTATTTTTTATGGCTAACTCGATTTTAACAATCGACATGATCACGCGCAAGGCGCTTGAGATTCTCGAAAATAACTTGGTTCTTACCCGTAACGTAAACCGTCAGTACGACGACAGCTTTGCTGTTGAAGGCGCAAAGATCGGTTCTACTCTGCGTATCCGTTTGCCTGACCGCGCACTCGTCACAGATGGCGCTGCGCTTCAGGTTCAGGATGACAACGAGCAGTTCACAACTCTTGCTGTTTCCACCCAGAAGCACATTGGCGTCAACTTCACATCTGCTGAATTGACCATGCAGCTTGACGACTTTGCTGACCGCGTTCTCAAGCCGCGTCTTTCGCAGCTTGCGGCCAGCATCGACGCAGATGTTGCCAACTCGTTCTTGTCCATTGGTAACACTGTTGGTACGCCCGGCACTACCCCAGGTACTTCCGCAGTCCTTCTTGCTGCACAGCAGAAGCTGAACGAAAACGCTGCGGTGATGTCGCCACGCTATGCCACTGTCAACCCAGCCGCTAACGCTGGTTTGGTCGAAGGCTTGAAGGGTCTTTTCAACCCAACTGACACAATCAGCAAGCAGTTCAAGAACGGCATGATGGGTACTGGCGTACTTGGCTACGACGAAATCAATATGTCGCAGTCCATTAAGCAGTTCACCACTGGTTCGCGTACAGCAACTGGCGGCACAACTTCGGCAGCAATCACTGTTGAAGGCGCAACCACTATTGCCATCACTGGCGCAGGCGCTTCGGCTACTGTCAAGATTGGTGACGTATTTACCGTTGCGGATTGCTTCTCAGTTAACCCACAGACCCGTGAAAGCACTGGCTCGTTGTTCCAGTTCGTTGCGGCTGCTGACGTTACACTTAGCGGCGCTGGCGCTGGCAACATCACTGTTGTTCCGCTCTATTCGGCAGCACATGCGCTTGCTACTGTCAACGTATTGCCTGCCAACAGCAAAGCAATCGTGTTCGTCGGTACTGCATCCACTCAGTATGCTCAGAACCTTGTATACCACAAGGACGCCATCACCTTCGCAACCGCCGACCTTCTGCTCCCACAGGGCGTAGATATGGCTTCGCGTCAGGTGCATAACGGCATCAGCTTGCGCGTTGTTCGTCAGTACGACATCAACAACGACCGTATGCCTTGCCGTATTGACGTTCTGTACGGTTACAGCACCATTCGTCCACAGATGGCCGTTCGGATGTGGGGTTAATCTAACACGGCCCTCGGTTCGCCGAGGGCCACATATTTTAAAGGAATTTTAATATGCCTACTTTAGCTAATGGTGCTGGTGGATACCAGCTTGGTGATGGTAACATTACCCAAGTTACCCTTGGTACTACTGTAATCCCCGTCGCGCTTACTACGGCTGCAACACTGACGTCTGCCGCCTTGTCAGGTGGTATTATTGTTTACACTTCAGGCAGCCCGGCTAGCCTTGCGTTGCCAACAGTTTCGCTAGTTAATGCCGATGTCAGCAACGCAAAAGTAAACTCATCGTTTGAGTTTTCGTTGGTCGCAACCAGCACCGGCGTTCCTACGCTTACCGTAGGTACTGGCTGGACGCTGGTCGGATCAGGTGCAGGCGTTGCATCACTCAGCGTATTGTTCCGCGCTGTCAAAACAGGCGAGGCAACGTACAACTTGTACCGTATCGCTGGTTAATAACTGCTACCCCAGCCTTCGGGCTGGGGTATCCTTTAAACTAGGAAGAGTACCCTATGACCAGCGCAGGCGACATTATTAACGGATCATTGCGGCTCATAGGGGCGTTAGCTGAAGGCGAAGTACCTTCCGCAGAAACGTCGCAAGACGCACTTAGCGCCATGAACCAGATGATCGAAAGCTGGAACATAGAGCGGCTATCAGTGTTTGCTACGCAGGATCAGGTTTTCTTGTGGCCTGTCGGCCAAATATCCCGCACGCTTGGCCCAACGGGTGACTTTGTTGGCAACCGCCCCATACTGCTGGATGACGCGACCTATTACCGCGATCCGGGTACGGGCGTCAGTTACGGCGTCAAATTTATTAACCAACAGCAGTACGACGGCCTTGCCGTTAAAACCGTTACATCTACATACCCGCAAGTCATGTTTACCAACATGACCTACCCAGACATTGAAATGACAGTGTACCCGCGCCCCACACGCGAACTAGAATGGCATTTTATTTCCGTTGAGGAGCTGACGCAACCGGCGCTCCTCGCCACCGTAATTTCGTTTCCGCCCGGCTATCTGCGTGCATTCCGCTATAACCTAGCGTGCGAACTAGCACCTGAGTTTGGCGTAGAGCCTGCACCACAAGTCCAGCGCATAGCGATGACGTCTAAGCGTAACCTAAAGCGCATCAACAACCCTGACGACATTATGTCGATGCCATACAGCCTTGTAGCCACACGCCATCGATACAATATTTTTGCGGGCAATTTTTAATGAAGTCACCGATACTCGGCAGCGCGTATGTGGCTCGTTCAGTAAACGCCGCCGCCGCGCGCATGGTAAACTTGTTTCCCGAAGTGGTGCCCGAAGGCGGCATGGAGCCTGCGTTTCTTCAGCGTTGCCCCGGCCTACAGTTTCAGCAATCTATAGGTTTAGGCCCGATCCGTGGTTTATGGGCGCACCAGACACGCGGCGACGATTATTATGTTGTTTCAGGCTTTGAAGTATACAAAATGTCAAGTCTTAACGGAACGCCGTTAAAGCTGGGCGACGTAACCGGCACTGGCCCTGTATCCATTGCGGACAACGGCACGCAGATTTTTTTCGCATGCAATCCAGACGCGTTTATTTACGATGAGTCAAACAACACCTTCGCGCAGATCACCGACCCTGACTTCCCTGGCGCAGTTACCGTTGGGTACTTGGACGGCTATTTCGTGTTTAACGAGCCAGACAGCCAAAAACTTTGGGTGACGCAGCTTTACGACGGGTTCCAGATCGACCCCTTAGAGTTTGCCAGCGCCGAAGGTAGCCCCGACGGCATTGTCGGAATATTGGTAGACCACCGCGAATGTTGGGTGTTTGGCACGGACTCTACTGAAGTGTGGTACAACTCTGGCAACTTAGATTTTCCGTTGTCGCCAATTCAAGGCGCGTTCAACGAAATCGGTTGCGCGGCCCCACATTCCATCGCCAAAATGGACAACACCGTGTTCTGGCTTGGCGCTGATGCGCGGGGGCAGGGCGTCGTCTATCGCGCTGCGGGTTATAACGCCCAGCGCGTTTCTACGCACGCGATTGAGTGGCGCATACAAAACTACCTGAATATGACTGACGCGGTAGGCTACACCTATCAGCAGGACGGCCATGCGTTCTACGTTCTTTCGTTCCCTTCCGCCGACGAAACGTGGGTGTTCGACGCGGCAACTGGCGCGTGGCATCAGCGGTCGTCGTATCAAGCAACTGCTCCATCTAAGGGTGGATTTAACCGCGACGCGTTTAATCCCGACGCGTTTTACAATGTATTACCTGTGACTGTTTCCGGCGTCAGCGGCGTATTTTCTCGCCACCGCAGCAACTGTCAATGTAATTTTCAAGGTAATATTATTGTTGGAGATTACGTTAGCGGCGACATATATACGCTTGAGCCTACTGTTTTTGCAGATAACGATGTAGCGCAGCGATGGCTGCGGTCGTGGCGCGCGCTGCCGACAGGACAAAATAATCTTCGCCGCACAGCCCAGCATTCTTTGCAGCTTGATTGCGAAACTGGCGTTGGTATATCAAGCGGTATCGGCGCAGACCCGCAGGCTATGCTTCGTTGGTCGGACGACGGTGGGCATACTTGGTCTAACGAACATTGGACGACTATGGGTAAGATCGGCGCTACCGGCACCCGCGTCATTTGGCGTCGGCTTGGCATGACGCTAAAGCTGCGCGACCGCGTGTACGAAGTGTCTGGCAGTGATCCGGTTCGTATTTATCTTACCGGCGCTGAATTAATCTTGAGCGGAACAAATGGCTGAAGCCCAACTTACCCGCATCCCTGCATCCCGTGTGCCGATTACGGACGCGGAAGACGGCACAGTGACGCGCGAGTGGTATCGGTTTTTGTTCAACATATTTACTATAACGGGCGGCGGCGTAGCTAACTCGGCTGCTAGTTCGTCTATGGGGCAGGATTTGGCCCCTGCGTATATGCCGCAAGTCGAAGACAACCGTTACGGCGCGTTTTATGATACGACTACCCAAAACGCAGGCGCGATCAATACCGCGTACCCAATCAGCTTTAATTCGACATCTTTATCTAACGGCGTCTACATCGGTACATCTACGTCGCGGGCGTATGTAGACCGTGTAGGAGTATACAACTTTCAATTTTCGGCGCGACTTCTTAAAACGTCGGCTGGCGCCGGGGACGTTTATATTTGGTGCAGGATAAACGGGGTTGACGTATTACAATCCGCGGCAATCGTAACGTTGGCCGGAAGCAGTTCAGCAGTTGTCGCTGCGTGGAATTTTGTGGTAGACTTAAATGCAAATGATTATTTTGAGTTAATCTGGTCCACAAATAATACTGGGTGTAATATACAATCGACCGCGGCTAGCGCGCCCGTACCCGCAGTTCCGTCCGTCATCTTGACGGTCACTAACAACATTAAATGAGGTTTGATCATGTCTGTTCTTGCTCCACAACCTAAAGCGCAATTTTTTGATGCTAACGGCAACCCGTTGGTTGGCGGCAAAGTTTATACTTACGCGGCAGGCACAAGTACGCCATTGGCGACTTTTACCGATGCGTCGGAGGGGACAGCCAATACCAATCCAATCATTCTGGATTCGCGCGGCGAGTGTAACATGTGGTTTTCTACGGCTACCAGCTACAAAGTGGTTTTGGAAAGTGTTTCCGATGTACTGCAATGGTCCGTGGACAACATTGCGACTTACGGTACGCTTGCCAGCCAAAACTCTAATAATGTTGCTATAACCGGCGGTACGATTACAGGAATAACGCTTACCGCCAACGTCATTGGCGACGTATCAGGCAACGCAGGGTCAGTCACAAACGGCGTCTATTTGGCTGCGACGCAGACACTGACCAACAAAACCATTACGGGTCTAGCGTCAACGTCTACAATCAACGACGCTAACGGCGTTGGCTACACTATTGGTTTCCGCAGCGTCCCGCAAAGCCTTAACACGACAGCCACGGCTGCGGATGACGGAAAGCACCTATATGTGTCCGCGACCACTACGGTCCCGTCCGGTGTCTTTGTGGCTGGCAATCGGTTCTTTGTCATCAACAGCAGCGCAGCGCCAATTACGCTGACGCAGGGCGCTGGCACGACGTTACGGCTTGGCGGCACGGCTACTACAGGCAGCCGCACCATCGCAGCATATGGCGTAGCGTCAGTGCAGTGCGTTGGTACTGAAATATTCTATGTCACTGGCAACGTAACCTGATAGGATAGGCTCATGCCAATTATCGCAAAAAACATCATCCCCGCCAAAAATCTGGAAAACGCGCAGACAACGCAGTACGTTGCGGCCAACGTCACAACCATCATTGACAAGTTTACCGCTACCAACTTCAGCAGCGGTATGGTTAACGTAAGCGTCAACTTGGCGTCCGTTGGCGAGGATGCCGGAAACAGCAACCTGATCGTTAAGACGCGGACGTTGCAGCCCGGTGAGACGTACACCTTTCCTGAGATTGTGGGCCACACGCTGTCGCCCAGCGGGTTTGTTTCCACACTTGCGTCGGCAGCAGCCGCCGTCAACTTACGCGCTTCTGGCCGCGAGATTAGTTAATGCCGCCTTTCGTCGTATTCTCGTTACCAAGATCGCGGTCAGCTTGGCTGGCCCGCTTTCTAACTTACGGTGATTGGATGTGCGGCCATGACGAGTTACGCCACATGCGTAGCTTGGACGATGTACACGCATGGTTTTCGCAACCGCATATCGGCACTGCTGAAACCGCGGCGGCACCTTGGTGGCGGCTGCTGGATTGCTTTGCGCCTAACACTCGCGTTCTGGTTGTGCGCCGTCCGCGCGACGAAGTGGCCGAAAGCCTGATGAACATACACGGCACACAATTTGACCGCGGTATGCTGGACGCGATACTGCTAAAGCTGGACCGCAGCCTAGACCAGATTGAGGCACGGCTGCCTAACGTCTTGTCAGTATCGTTTGACAGCCTAAATGACGAAAGCACTTGCGCCCGCGTATTTGAGCATTGTCTGCAACAGCCGCATGATTACGCACACTGGTCGCAACTGGCGCACGATAACGTACAGATTAATATGCTGGCCATGATGCGCCACTGCGGCGCGTACGCGCCTGCTATGGAAAAGCTGGCGTCTATTGCCAAGCATGAAACGATAGCTGCGATGGCACCGGAATTAAACGAAGCACCGGAAGGCATTACTTTTCAGACTGAAAGTTTTGATAAGTGGGTGCAGGACGCGGACAGTTTGTTTGACGAGCATCTTGTCGCCGTTGGCGAAACACCAGGCAACTGGCAAAACAAAAACCTGCCTCTGATGCGGGCGTTGGACGGCATCGGCGCGATGCAGATAATGACCGCCCGCTGTAATGGCCGGATGTTTGGCTATCTGATGACGTTAATATCGCCGTCTTTAGTGTCGCCAGACCTTTTGTCGGCTACGCACACCACCTTTTTTGCGTCGCCAGAATTCCCCGGCTTAGGCTTAAAACTACAGCGCGAAGCGGTTAAAGAATTAAAAAGTAAAGGTGTAGATGAGGTGTTTTTTGAGGCGGGTAAAAGGGGTTCCGGCCCGCGCATTTCCATGCTATACAAGCGCCTAGGCGCGCAAGACCACGGTCAAGTCTACCGTTTACAACTGAAGGAAGCGTAAAATGGGTTTGGCAGCAGCAGCAGCTATAACAGCCACAGCAGCAATTGGCGGCGGCGTAATTGCCGCTAAAGGCGCTAAAAAAGCCTCTGGTGTGCAATCAAAGGCGGCTACAGATGCCGCAGCAGCACAAGAGCGTGCAGCGGCGCTGGCGTTAGAGGCGCAAAAGACCGGATCAGCCGAAGCTATTGTGGCGGCAAAAGAAGCAGCAGGGATAGCGCAGACCGCGCAGGATGCAGCAAACAAGGCCGCGCAAGATTTTTCACGTGCAGGCTTTGAAGAAACGCGCGGCACTTACGACCAAGCGTTTGGCGGGGCGCAGAGCGCATACGACCGATCATTTGGTAACGCTCAAACGGCAGTGGATCAAGGCTTTACTAACGCTCAAACTGCGGCAGATCAAGCGTATGGCCAGTCGCAAGCGGCTGCACTACAAGGTTTCCAAGACGCGCAGGGCGCATACGATCAAGCGTATGGCCAGTCGCAAGCGGCTGCACTACAAGGTTTCCAAGGCGCGCAGGGCGCGTATGACCAATCTTATCAGCAGCAGCTAGGTTTTCAGCAGCCGTATAGGGACGCAGGGCTAACTGCCCAAAACCAGATTATGCAGCTTATGGGTATCGGCGGCGATCAGAACGCTGCCGATTACGGCCAGTACGCTAAGGCTTTTGGTACAGACCAGTTTCAGCAAGACCCCGGCTACGCTTTCCGTCAATCGGAAGGCATGAAGGCGCTTGAGCGCAGTGCCTCCGCGCGCGGCGGGCTTATGTCTGGCAGCGCCATGAAAGGCATCCAGCGGTTCGGTCAAGACTTAGCCAGCCAAGAGTATGGCAACGCATTTAACCGCTACCAGACAGAACGCGGCGCGCGCCTTAACACGTTGGGTTCTTTGAGCGGCGCAGGCCAATCAGCATCAAACGTAATGACTGGATCGGCAGGGCAGTACGGTTCGCAGAGCGCGGCGAACAACTTAGGTTTTGGTCAGACAACTGCTCAAAATGCTTTGGGTAGAGGACAGGCAACTGCTCAAAATGCTTTAGGTTTTGGTCAGACAACTGCTCAAAATGCTTTGGGTAGAGGACAGGCAACTGCTCAAAATGCTTTGGGTAGAGGACAGACAACTGCTCAAAACGCTTTGGGTCTTGGGCAAGCGTCAGCCGCAAACGCTTTAGGGCGCGGGCAGGCAGGCGCGGCAAACATTGCGGACTTTTATGGCGCGCAGTCTAACCTTGCGCTGGCCCAAGGCCAGAACACCGCGCAGAACGCGTACAACGTCGCGCAGGCAACGCAGCAGGGGGCCATGAACGTGGCAAACGCTGGTTCGACTGCCGCGTACAATGTCGGCAACGCGCAGGCGCAGGGCTTTACCAATGCAGCGCAAGCCCGTGCGTCGGGGTATGTCGGTCAAGCTAACGCGTTTAACACGGCGTTGGGTCAGGTAGCGGGGATGGCAGCAAACTATCCAATGCAAAAAGCCATGATAGGTTACTATAACCGAGTGCCGGGCGGAAGCCTCGGCGGAAAAAAACCACTTTCATACGACGGATAACTTATGGCAAACCAGATGATAGCCCTTCAGGCGCGTAACCCACAGCTTCCCGATCCGGCGCGCGCGACCGCGCAGATGGGGCAAATGATGAACATGATGTCGCAGCAAAAAGCGGCTGAACGTCAAGCGGCGCAAGCATCGCAAGCGATGACTTTTGCGGCTAACGAAGAAGGCCGCCGGGCAGACATGCAAGCGCCTAACTTAGCAAAAGCGGGTTCTGAAGCTGACAGCGCGCGGCTGAAATACGCTATGGACTTTTTTAACGCAGCTGAAGCCGCTATCTCAAATGTGCGCGATGGGCGGCAAGCAATGGCCGTTGGCGAACGTCTAAAGCAGATGTTTCCCGAACCAGCGTTGCAACAGTCTATTGACGAAACTTTAGCTTCCATTCCGCAAGACCCCGCACAGTTTGAGGCTTGGCGTGAAGACTCCTTGTTCCGCACGATGGAAGCTAAAGAGCAGCTAGCCCGCGAATTTAAGACGCAGACGACGGGCGCTGAACAGCGCGAAATCTCTATGCCAAAATACGGTCGCGGCATGGCTACTGAAGTCCCCGGTTCACGCATTAACGTAGCCGAAGGTATGCAGTACGTTAAAGACGACCAAAATAATGTTTTTGCTATGCCGAAAGAAAAGCCCGGCAGCTTTAACACGCCCGCGCCCGGCAAAGGCGGCGTTGCCAGCGCATTGCAAACCAACCCCGGCGCGCTCAAGGACGGACCGTTTGCCAAATCACAGCCCGGCTACGCCGGTGCCAGCGGCGGCTTTGCTACATTCAATACTCCCGCCGACGGCGTCGCGGCGCAAGAAAACCTACTGCGTAACGCCTATGTCGGCAAAGGCTTCAACACGATTGATAAGATCGTCAACCGTTATGCACCGCAAGGGCCAGAAAACAGCGCAGCGTCCGTGGCCAACTACAAGAAGTATATCGCGCGGCAAACAGGCATCGACCCGAACGCGCCTATTTCGACTGGCCAAATCCCCGCCGTGGCACAAGCCATGCGTGAGTTTGAGACAGGGCAGACAAGCGGCAGCGGCAGCGGCAGCGGCTCCATATCCAGCGCGCAGGGTGCGGGTACACTTGTTCTTAAAAGTAGCGCGCCTATTAAAGCGAAAAACGCCGCAGAAGCAGCCATAGCTAAGTACGACATTACAATAGCGGTCGCGCGGCGTTTACTGAAGAACCCATCGCTGGACGGTATTCTTGGTAACATTCAAGGTAGCATTCCTGATGCCGCGTTAAACCTTGTGTCGCAGGACGCCGCCGACGCCGTGGCCGACTACAACAACTTGCTCTCCATTGCTGGTTTCCAAGAACTTCAAGACATACGTGACGCATCGCCCACCGGCGGCGCGCTGGGCCAAGTGTCCGACTACGAAAACAAGCTGTTGCAACAGTCAGCGTTTGCGTCGTCGCGGACGCAAAGCGAAGCAAAGTTTCGCCGGGCGTTGGAAGACTATATCGCCAAGGTGGACGGTTCGCGCGCCCGCTTGCTGCGCGCTTACGAAAATCAATACGGTGAACGCATACAAGGCAGCCCTGCCCCTGCCCCTGCCACTAAAGCAAAAGGTGGGGCCGCGCCGCAAACGCCAACTAGCACGCTGTCAGCGGAAACCCGCGCAAAATACGGACTTTAACTTATGGCGACTGTAGCGCAATTAGAAGCCGCTTTGATGAAAGCAGACGCCGCCGGCGACGAAGCGGCAGCACGCGAAATTGCTGGCGAGATCAAACGCACTCGCGCTATGGCCGCGCCAAAGCCAAAAGCAACCGCCAAGCCGTTGCCCCGCACCCGCGGAACAGGCATCGGCCTTATCGACGCGCCATTAGATACGCTCAACGAAGCGATAGTCGGCGCGTTTGAAGGCCCGTATAACGCAGCGGCTATGATTACTGACCCTATATCGCGCATGATATTCGGTGACAAAGCGGTCAAGCAAGCGCAAGCGCAGCGGCGCGCCATTGTCGATAAGGCTTCTCGCACTTATTCCACCCAGCCGCAGCCTTTGGCGCGTGAACTTGGTAAAACTATAGGCCCCGCCGCAGCGGTTAGCCGCGGCGCTACGCTGGCCGCGCCTATATTACAAAAACTGCCTGTAGTCGGCAATGCGCTGGCGCGCACGGCACAAGCTATTTCTTCTGGCGGCATCGGCGTACAAGCGCCTTCGCGTGCTACCCGTGTAGCCTTGCGCGTTGCTGGCGGTTCTGGTTCCGGCGCAGCGTCGGCAGCATTGACAGGCCAAGATGTAACGACAGGTGCGGCTTTCGGTGCTGGTATCCCTATTGTTGGTTCGGTATTAAAGCGCGTCGGCGGTAAAGCCATCGACCTTACCCGGCTATCCAAAGTCAAGGCAGGCGAAGTTATCCGACAATTGCTAGGTGATAATGTAGAAGCGGCGCGGGCAGCGTTTGCGGCGTTGTCACCAGACGACCGGCGTTTAGCGCAGCAAGTTTTAGTTGACGCGGGTGTTGAGCCTAGCCCATTCTTTGGTGTCGGCAAGATCGTTGCCCGCGAAGTAAACCCCGACAGGCCAGATGCGATATTGGCGCAGCAAGCCGCTGTACGTGATGCGCGCATGGCTACGCTTGGCGGGGGCGAAACAGCTACCATGCGGCGCAGCGCCGCACAAACGGGTCGCCGTGATGTCAGTGCTGAAACTGGCCCTGTTCGGGATGAAGCGTTAACCCGCGCAAATATAGCTGGCGAAGCTGTCCCTACGGCTGAAGCATTAGCTACGGCTGCGCGGCAGGAAGCTGACCGTATTACGGCAACGGGCTTTGTCCCGCGGATGCGTGGGCTTGAACAACGCGCAGGCAATGCCGCCGCCTACATGGGCTACATGCCAGATATTTTTCCTGATATGAAGTCGATACAAAAGGTGCGCGGAATTTCCGGCGCTGCGGGCGCGCGCGCTGTTAGCGCCATAAACGCGCAAATTGGTTTACGCGAAACGGCGCGCAACATGGAAGACGCTGTAGCTGATATGGCAGCCGAAGGCATGAAACCACTTAAAGTTGCACCTATCGCGCAACAGCTTCGCAGCATGGCTGGGCAGCCCGGCACACGCGCTGACAAACTTCAACGCACAACGCTGTCGCGGCTGGCGACCGAATTGGAAGGTTTGGCGGATGCCAACGGCGTCATCGACGCGCGCGACTTGTATCAAATCCGCAAGACTGGCCTTAACGATATTGTGGACCGTCTACTTGGTTCGCGGGCGCAACCATCGTCAGGCACAAAAGAGCGCACCGCGTCACTGCTAACCAGCCTGCGCCCCATGATTGACGACGCTATCGAAGGCGCGGGCGGTACGAATTGGAAAGATTATTTGGTTCGCACGCGCCAAGGCTTTGAAAATGTCAACCGTCAAGAGTTGTCGGCAGCAGGCGCAAAAATGGTTAAGGAAAATCCCGACGAGTTTATCGCGCTGATGCGCGGCGAACGCCCCGACATCGTTGAAGGTATTATGGGTAAGGGTACAGGTCAGTACGACATTGGTGGTATGGCTCTAGCCGACCCGCGCCGTTACAACGCCATGATGCAATCCTCCAACGAATTACAAACGCTGAACCGCATGGAGGAATTGGCAAGTTTGGGTCAACCCGCTGGCGGTAACATCTTGATTAAAGAACGGCCAGGCCATCTGTCGCGTGGTTTGCGCGCG